TCTAATAATGGTGATTTATCTTACTTGAATTTAGACTGGAAACCAATTCCAGTTTTATCTAAATTTGTTGACATAGTTGTTAACGGTATGACAGATAAAGGATATGAGATCAAATCTTTTGCATCAGATCCTTTTGCTACACAACAAAGAACTGACTTTGCTTTTAATGCTTTAAGAGATATACAGCAAAAACAAAACATAGAAGAGTTAGCAAAATTAACAGGTAAAAACTTTTACGCATCTGCAGAACCAGAGAGTCTTCCTAATGATCCAGGAGAACTTGATTTGTACATGCAACTTAATTACAAGCAAAGTGTTGAAATAGCCGAAGAAGAGCTTATAAACAATGTTTTAGACTTTAATAAGTTTGATGAAACTAAAAAGAGATTAGCTTATGATCTTACAGTACTAGGAATTGCTGCTAGCAAAACTAGTTTCAACTTATCTGAAGGTATTAAAGTCGATTATGTTAATCCATCTAATTTAGTATACTCAGCAACAGATGATCCTAATTTTGAGGATATATATTATGTTGGTGAAATTAAAAGTTTGACACTGCCTGAAATTAAGAAAATGTATCCAAATCTAACTAATGACGAGTTAGAAAGAATACAGAAGTATCCAGGGCGCCAAAATTACGCTCAGAGTGATTGGCAGGTTAATAGCGATGTAAACCAGCATCAAGTGTTGTTTTTTGAATACAAAACGTATCAAGATCAAGTATTTAAAATAAAACAAACAGAACAAGGATTAGAAAAAACATTAGAAAAGCAAGATACTTTTAATCCACCACCTAGTGACAACTTTGAAAGAGCTTCAAGATCTATAGAGGTTTTATATACAGGAGCTAAGATACTAGGTATGGGTGATACTATATTAGAGTGGAAATTGTCTGAAAACATGACAAGACCATCTGCAGATACTACTAAAGTTAATATGAACTACTGTATATCAGCGCCTAGAATGTATCAAGGTCGTATAGAGTCTTTAGTTAGTAGAACAACTGGTTTTGCTGATATGATTCAATTAACTCATTTAAAGCTACAACAAGTATTAGCACGCATGGTTCCGGATGGAGTTTACGTGGATGTTGATGGTTTAGCTGAGGTTGATTTAGGTAACGGAACTAATTACAATCCAGCAGAAGCATTGAACATGTATTTCCAGACTGGTACTATAGTTGGTAGATCTCTTACTCAAGATGGTGAAATGAATCGAGGTAAAATACCTATTCAAGAACTTCAAAGCTCATCAGGTATATCTAAGATACAAGCTATGATACAAACGTATCAATATTACCTTCAAATGATACGCGATGTAACTGGACTTAACGAAGCTAGAGATGGAAGTACGCCTGATAAAAACGCATTAGTAGGATTACAGAAATTAGCGGCAGCTAACTCTAACACAGCAACAAGACATATATTACAATCTTTAATGTATATAACTATAAGATCTTGTGAGAACATAAGCTTAAGAGTTGGTGATATGCTGCAATTTCCTTTAACTAAGCAAGCTTTGATAGGTAGTATCAATAGTTTTAATGTAGCAACGTTAAGCGAGATAGATGACTTACACTTACATGACTTTGGTATATTCTTAGAATTAGAACCAGAAGAAGAAGAAAAAGCTCAATTAGAAAAAAGTATACAAATTGCGCTACAAACGCAGAGCATTAGTTTGGCAGACGCTATAGACGTACGTCAAATACAAAACATAAAGCTAGCTAACGAAGTTATAAAATCTAGACAGAAGAAAAAAGCAGAACAAGAGCAAGCTGCTCAAATGGCTAACATACAGGCTCAAGCTCAAGCAAATGCTGAATCTGCAGAAAAAGCAGCTTTATCAGAAGTTCAAAAACAACAAGCGTTAGCCGAAACTACAGTTCAAATCGAACAAGCTAAATCTCAAATGGAAATTCAGAGGATGGAGCAAGAAGCTTTTATCAAAAAAGAATTAATGGCTGAAGAGTTTCAGTATCAATTAAGACTTGCTGAATTAAACATGAAGGCCCAAAGAGATAAAGAAGATCAAATAGAGAATAGAAAAGATCAAAGAATAAAAATGCAAGGCACTCAACAGAGTGAACTCATAGATCAAAGGCAAAATGATCTGCTACCCAAAAACTTCGAATCAACTAATGACAGCTTAGGCGGTTTTGATTTAGAACAGTTTACCCCAAGATAGGGAATTATTAATTTTTATTATATTATATTATGTCAGAAACAAAAGAAGTAAAACAAGAAGGAGAATTTAAATTAAAAAAGAAAACTCCAAAAATTAAAGGCCAAGGAAACATTGTTCCTGAAGTTACTAAGATAGATTTAAGTAAAAAAACAGAAGAAGATGCCATTCAAGTCGGAGAAACAGAAAATGTGGTTGATGATAAACAAACCACAAATTTACCAGAAGTGGAAAAAGAAGTACGGGGCGACTCCAGTGAAATTACTAAAGTTGATCTCAAAGAAAAAGTAGAATCACCTTTAGAATTAGTAAAAGATGAAGACGATAACCCTGAAGAGATCACAATGGTTGGAGGCACTGAAACTCCCGACACCTCACAGGAACAAAAAGAAGTACTACCGCAAGCTCAAACACAAGACTACCCAGAAAATGTAGATAAACTTATTGAGTTTATGAAAGAAACCGGTGGAACTATTGACGACTATGCTAGGCTTAACGCTGATTATAGTGATGTTGATGGAGGAGCATTATTAAAAGAATATTACAAACAAGCTAAACCACATTTAGATTCAGAAGAGATTGACTTCGTGATTGAAGACTCTTTTAGTTTTGATGAGGATTTAGATGAAGCAAGAGACATTCGAAAGAAAAAACTTGCATATAAAGAAGAGGTTGCAAAAGCTAAAAGCTATTTGGAGTCGCTTAAGGATAAATATTACGCAGAGATCAAGTTGAGACCTGGGATTAATCCTGAGCAGCAAAAAGCTACAGATTTTTTTAACCGATACAACGAGGAGCAAGCAGCTAACAAAGTTAACCAAGACAGGTTCATTAGCCAAACAGACGAACTTCTTAACAACGATTTCAAAGGTTTTGATTTCAAAGTTGGAGAGAAAAAGTTTAGATATGGCATTAAAGATCCAGTTAAGGTTGCAGATAACCAAAAAGACATTTCCACGTTCATTAAGACGTTCTTAAATGACAAAGGAGAAGTTGTTGATACAAAAGGTTATCATAAAGCTTTGTACGCAGCGCGAAACGCAGACACTATTGCACAGCATTTTTATGAGCAAGGAAAAACAGACGCCATAAAAGGACAGATTGCTAAAGACAAGAACATAACTACAGAACCTAGAAAAACACAAGATGGTAATGTATTTGTAAATGGATTTAAAGTAAAGGCGATTAGCGGGCAAGACTCTTCAAAACTTAAAATTAAAACAAGAAAATTTAACAATTAAAATTAAAAATTATGGCTTTAACAACTGGAGCATTTGGCTCGATAGTACCATCGCAGTCACAACAATTATTACAATCGAACTACTTACAGTTCAACAATAGTACGTCTGACTTTGCTCAGCAGTATCTACCTGAAATCTACGAACAAGAAGTAGAGCGTTATGGAAACAGAACATTATCTGGATTCTTACGTATGGTTGGAGCTGAAATGCCAATGACGTCAGATCAAGTTATTTGGTCAGAACAAAACAGATTACACGTCGCTTATAACGGGTGTACTAATGATGGAGCGAACGGTATTGGAATTCCAGTAGGAGCTGGTATTGTAAACGTTATCTCTCCTGGCCAAACTATAGTTCTTTTAGATCCAGCTGGACTTGAATTAAAAGCTGTAGTTACATCTTCAAACCCAGGAAATGGCGATCTAATCGTAGCTCCTTACACCGCTGCTAATACAGCTGCACTTGCTACTACTGGACTTAAGATCTTTGTATACGGTTCTGAATTCAACAAAGGATCTCAAACAACTAACTGGGACGGGGCTGCTGGAGCAATCACAGGAACTACTAACGTCAGCATCGATCCTACGTTTACTCAATTTAGCAACTCACCAATCATTATTCGTAGCAATTACAGCATAAACGGATCTGACATGGCTCAAATAGGTTGGGTAGAAGTAGCTACAGAGGACGGAACTTCTGGATACTTATGGTATTTAAAAGCAGAATCTGAAACTCGTTTACGTTTTGAAGACTACTTAGAAATGAGTGTGGTTGAAGGAGAACTTGCCGCTGCAGGATCTGGAGCTTTAGCTGGAGGATTTAAAGGTACGCAAGGTTTATTTGCTGCTATCGAAGATAGAGGTAATATTGAAACTAATTTAGACACAACAAGCTTAACTGACTTTGATAATATCCTAAAGAATTTAGACACTCAAGGAGCAATTGAAGAAAATATGCTTTTCTTAGATCGTTCAACTTCATTAGGAATTGATGATATGCTAGCTGGTGTTTCTGCAGGAGCTCAAGGAGGTACTGCTTATGGGTTGTTTGAAAACTCTGAAGAAATGGCATTAAACTTAGGGTTTAGCGGTTTCCGTAGAGGATCTTACGATTTCTATAAGACTGACTGGAAATACTTAAACGACGCGTCTACTCGTGGAGCAACAACAGGTATTTCAACTATCGAAGGTGTATTAGTGCCAGCTGGAACTTCTACAGTTTACGATCAAATTTTAGGAACTAATATCCGTCGACCATTCTTACACG